TTAGAACAATGATGAATCCCCTGTTTTTCGAAGGGGCACCCTTCGGCACCCAAGAAGAGAAATGGCAAGAGAAAATCGTTGGTTTGCCAACGAGCGTGGATTGGCGCGACCACGATGCAGTTACAAGCGTAAAAAATCAGCAGGTGTGCGGGTCCTGTTGGGCGTTTTCAACAACAGGCGCCCTCGAGGGCGCCCACGCAATCAAGACCGGTAAACTAATTAGTTTCAGCGAACAACAATTGGTTGATTGTGATTATATAAAAAATGGAGGAACTAGTTTGGGTTGCTCGGGAGGTGATATGGGAAGCGCAATGAAATGGATAGGAAAAAACAACGGTCTTTGCTCGGAAGAGACATATCCATATGTATCAGGTGAAACACAGGTTAATGGACCGTGTCAGCATAGTTGTGCGAACGTGGCAGATACAGATGTTATTTCGGTTGTCAATGTTGCGCCTAACAGTGAGTCAGCAATGATGGATGCACTTTCGAAGCAACCAGTCAGCGTAGCAATCGAAGCAGATACTGCCTCATTTCAATTATACAAATCTGGAATATTTACAGGCACGTGTGGGACCAATCTCGACCACGGTGTATTGTTAGTTGGATATGCGCCTGACTACTGGATAATGAAGAATAGTTGGAGCGACACGTGGGGCGAGCAAGGTTATATGCGATTGGCGCGTGGCAATTATAATCAGGGCGCAGGACAGTGTGGGGTTTTGTCACAAGGTGTTTACCCACTCGTTTAAATAATAATAAATCCATTGTTTTTTATTATTTTTTGGCAACCATCCATAGAAGAATAACAAAACTGCCAATTCCACTTACGATTCCTAATGCTTCGAGTGCAATTCGCAATTCGCTTAAACGACCACACTGCAAACTCACAACCATTTTTTTGGGGAGTTTCTCGGCATCAATCATAGGTTCCTTGTTTGATTCTAAATCAACTGCTTCCATCTTATATATACTAGTTTTAAAAAAAATAGGCGTCTCATCGTTATTCATCTAAAAGAGCAGTCAATTCTTCATCAAGTCGTTTTGCGAATTTTTCATCTTCTTCTTTTACCCACTTTTGATGGTTTTTTGATTTCTGATGCGCCTTTTTATTTCCTAAAGAAAATTCCTTTCCGCAGTCGCACATCACACGTGTATTATTGCGTTTTAATGTTTGTGCTTGGTTTTTTTTAATTCTTTCTTGTCGTATTTCTGGGGTTACATATGCAGAACAACAATTCAACATGACTGCATCACGGCGAGCAACTTGAATTTTGTCAATCCAGTATTGCTCGCGAATGCGTCCATCAATAATATATTTCACATTGATTTTTTCAACAGGTGTCATTGTTACTTTTTCCCAACCGCCGTGTTTATTGATTTCATTGTAAAGGGGGGCATTCTTACTCATATTCTTTGATTCAGGATTCAAATTGTGTCTGCACGCCGAGCAGTGATTTGTTTTTCGCTGCTCGTAATCTTGTGTGCTTCCTACATATAGAAAATCAGTGCCTGCAATCTCAATCTTGTAAATAATCATGTCTCGGTCTTCGCCTTCTTTCTTCTTTGGATTGTGGGTCTTCTTAGGTTTCAAAACATTGGGGAACTCTTCGATTGCTAAATCAATTGTCATTTGGTATATAATATCAAATGATATTTTTCTATGTTCTTTTCATTGGATTTTCATTATATTATTATTCCTAAATCATTCTACACATTCTTTCAAGCAAAATATAGACTTGGCGATTTACCTGTTTTTTTTGCCTCGCTGAGAGCAATTGCGATGCGTTGTTTTGTGGCAACCTTCTTTGTGAGTGGGTGATTGCTGAACTTCTTTCCCTTGGGGTCTTCCACAACAAATCCGCCTGGAACGTGTTTGATGACATATGGCATTAGTATATATTCAACTTTTATAAAAAGTTGGATAAAAGGGGTACCGAGGGATGTCCCCTCGTCAAAGCAAAGAAATCCACCAAATCCATTTTATCAGATAGGCAATTCCATAATGGTTAAGAATCAATCGAATGAAAAACATTACATCAACTGAGATTAACGTAGTAACAAATGAAGCAACTGCGCGTGACGCACTTACAGTTCTAAGAAACTTTTCTACTAAATATGTCTGGATTTGGTTTTGCACCCAATCAAAACCAGACTCAATTAGTTTAAAATCTTGCGGTCTATCCAGTCACATATCGAGTGCTTAATCACATACCAAAATCCCTTTTTCTTAATTTGTCCGTTTTCCCAAAGAAATTGTATATTGTTTTCAATCGTCTTAAGTTCATCGGGTTTCATTCCATTCCATAAACGAGTATAGACTTGAAAGACGAGGTCCTTCTTATCAATCTTGATTTTCTCTTTTTTATTGTCAATAGCATGCTCTATCATAATGCATACCATTTTAAGCAATTCCATGTTTCCACGATATTCATTGTGGTTAGGAATCTCTGCAACCTTTTGTATAATCTTTTGCACGATGGTATTAATCTTGGCATCTTTTGCCAAACCATTTTTTGGCATGATGTAACAGAAGTTGGAAGACATTATTATAACTTGTTGTTAGATATTTATTTATGCGATTCTTGTAATCGCCATCGTATTTGATTGAGTTGGCGCTGCTCCCAAAGAAATCTGTGCTAATCCAACAAAATAAACAGTTCCTGATGAGGTAAAGTTTATAATTGATGAGATATGTTGAGCATAATTTCCTCCAACATTACCTTGATAAACCGTCTGCTGTCTTGTAATATCAACTGTCCCTGATGTTGCTGATATTGATACTGTTGTAAATGCTTCCACTTGAAATGATGCTCCTGTGAAAATAAAGTTTCCTTCAACCAAATAACACCCAGCAAATGGAATTGTTAATGACGCCAAGTTCGCTTGAGCGTTCGTCATTTTTGTTGCTGTAGTTGTTCTTATATGATAACCAACTGCGTTTGTGTTCGTGATTGGATAAGTTATTGAACTTGGAAGATATACTCCACCAACTGTTAAATTAGTGCAATCCAAACTAAGTGGTTTTGAATAGCAGGTTAGAACAACATTTGATGAACTTGCCGAGAGAGCACAGAAATCAGCAACATTGCTTCCTAATAATATATTTGGGGACGCACTACTTGCTCTAAAATAAAAATTACTAACTCCTTTGTTAGTCCAATATCCAGTTTTTGCTTCTATTTGAAATGATGACTGTGCGACAAAATTGATATTATCTCCTGTGAATAATGAATTGGTATCACAACCTACAACTAAATCACCTGAACCTATAATTTGATTTCCAACTGTATTTCCAGTTAGAATCGAAGTAGTAATAGCAGTTGTTGGGTCACTATCTATAAATGTTGTTGCTGTGCTATTTGTGTAATGAGTGTAATTTACTAATGTAAAAGCAGAACTTCCAAGCATACTTATGTAAGAATTGAATGGATAATTATTAGGGGTATTTGATGCTCCCAATACCCAATTTATAGTAATAACATAAGAATCAGCAGTCGCATTATTTATTCCTAATGTAATAGGAATATTCAAATTACCAACATAGGCACTAAAAATAGGACTTACAATAGCACTTCCTAATGTACTCCATCGTTTCACAGTTCCTGATGTCGCAAGATTGTATATTGTTGGAGTTGGGGTTGAATATGCTGAACCATTTTTTGTAATAGAACAAGTTAATGTTCCAGCATCTAAAAATATATCACTTGGATTTGTCCACGCAATTGCTGTGCTTGCTTTCATTGTAAAACAAAATGGAAGCGATATTGTGATTGATGAGTTTTGATTACCTATTGGAGCAGTTATTGTTGCACACGAAAAGTTGACTCCATTTAATCCTTCGTTGCTTGGTGTATTTGCTATTAAAATAGGATTTGGTTGTGATTTCAAACTTATTTGATTTGAATTGACTGTGTTATTGATTGTTATTGCTTTAAAATTATTCTGATTCGTCCAAGTATTGAGTAATGGAAGTAAATTGGTTCCTGCTGAATCAACATAATTCTTATTTACTAATTGATTCGCAGTTGTTGGGACTGCTGAACTTTCAGGCAAATTAGTAAATGTTTTTATTCCTGTAGTTAAGGTTTGATTGCCTGCTAATGAAACATATCCTGCTCCTGCTCCAGAAACTGCTCCCTGAACAAAAGCGGTTGTTGCGATATTTGTAGTATTGTTTCCAGGCGCCATTGTAGGTGCAGTTCCACTTGTATTGATTTTAATTGTGTCACAAACAATATTAGATGATGTTGATGAATCAGCATCGATTGTATTGAGACCATCTAAAGTAGGTTGAAATCCATAATTTGTACTCATCTTTATATTATGTAGAGACTTTTTTCTAAATAATACTTTGTTTGTTTAAAGGGAACTCGTCGTTCCATTTCGAGGGGACACCCCTCGACACCCCTATTAGTATGGGTTCCAAAGGGAACGACGAGTTCCCTTTCGAGGGGTATCCCCTCGTTTAAACCTCTTCAAAATGAAGACAGCATATGTATTTTGTGGCATTATTGATTGTTCCTGAATCAGCACTGTTAAATGTAGCACCAACAGATGTATCAATCAAGTTCAAATTAATAGTATTAACATTGAGTAAATCTTCGAAATATACTGGGTCATTGTCTAAAGGTTTAGAATTGAAAGCAACAGGAATATCAAAAGCACTAGCAGCAGCAACGTTAGTATAAACACCGGTTCCATCAGTACTTACGCGAATGATCCCCGATGGGGTTCTATTTGAATTGTATTGATACATACTTGGTGTTCCCTTTCCAAGGTCAATGTGAAGTGTATAAATTTTTGTGTTTGTCACAGTTGACACAGCAGCAGTTGAAGCAGTGCTTACAAATTCGAATCGCATCTGCCATGGATTTCCTAAACGCCACACTTCTCGGATACAACGATTCAATTCAACTTGAAACAATGCATTGAATTGCGTTCCACTCCAGGAAGAAGCATTATGTACGTTCAACCATACTTTGAAACTGTGTTTGACTGGGGTTCTAATAATTTCGGTTTTTCTTGCTGATTCTTCTTCACGAGCAAACATTATCTATATATATTCAATCTAGAAAATGTTTAAGCAAAATTGATTCCCGCATCTTGAGCGATGGGTTTTGCTGCCTCAATACCGGATGTCACAGCACCAACTACATTCTGAGTTTTCTGAACTATGTCTCCACCCTTTTTTACACCACTGCGGATTGCGCCAGCAGTTGAACCACCAACCTTTGCTAAAGCGCCGCCTGCCATTAAAGGAACAGCAAATTCAGGTGCAACTGCCATAGCAAGAGGTGCTAAAGATTGCGCCACACCACCAACCTTAGTCAATGTGTTTCCAAGTTTTCTAAGTCCGACATCAGCAGCACCTCCTTTTGAAAAGAATTTCTTTGTATCGCTTCCAAGTTTTTTGAAGAATTGTCCGACGCCCATCGTTTGTATATTATTAGGTGGGAGTTTTTTCTCAATCCGAATCTGTTATTAATATTTCATTCCAATTATAAAACAATCGCTGTGTGGCAGTATTAATGTAAAAAAAATCATGCACTTTTCTAAATAGAATTTTTTGAATATCCACGAATACATCAGGTGTCAATTCAAGTATTTCTTCAAAAATGTTTGCAATTTCGTTTTTATTGATTTTGAAAATAAACATATCAGTCAAACCTTGACGAACTTGCTTTGGAATGCTTTTAAATGTTTGGCATGCCAACCAAATACTAAGTGCTGCATGACGTCGATTATTAACCATGTGTAATAGCATCTTCTCACATTCACCCTTCAATGACTTTTGAACGTCATCGAGAACAATCAATGTCCTAAATCCCTCGCTTGCATTTGCTTCGGCAATTTGATATGCCTCTTGTAGATTTTCAAGATTCAATTCGTCATATATTTGCTCGTCGGGCAATACACTCCAGAAATCATTTTTGATTGATGCTCTGCTATTAGGCGGGCAAAACAGAATGATTGTGTGGTAGACCTTTTTAAATAAAGATGGGGTCTGTAGCAACGACACGAGCAACGTGCTTTTTCCACTTCCTGCTTTTCCTAAAAACAATGTGAAATTGTGTTTATTCATAAGTTGCGTGATTTCGTATTCATCGAGTTTGTCATGTAGTTTGCCGTCAACTACAAACTTTGGTTTCTTAAGCATCGGTTCTGGATTCTCCTTGACTTGTATCGGCATTTGTATTTACAATAGATTGCGATAATTTTTTACGAAACTCATTTGCTCTACGTTCGTTCTCTTCCAAATCATTTGCTATGCGTCGCGCTACAATACTTACTGCGCCTGTTTTCTTTTTGAACTTGGCATAGTTGTCAGTTGCCTTTGCTCGAAGTAAATATTTGTGTTCTGAATAATAATTTTTCTGATATTCATTTCTATCATCTTTGTTTTTGAAAACCATTTCCTATAACATTTACATACATATTTCTAAATAAAATTAACAAATCATTGTTGATTTAAACAATTAACCATTAAATTGTTTGATTAATCAATGATTTTGCTGTGTTTATTGGTTAAAAGAACAATAAAATTAATTTTATTGTTCGTTGAAACAAAAATGCTATAGTTTCCACTGTTTAACCTAACAATTTTGAAGTTAATTGTTTAACCGACTCATCATTTTCATCACTTTCTATACAATTGCGTCGTTATTGTCGTGTGGTCGTTATTGATGAGTTTAAAAAGTGTAAAATATTTTTCGTTTCAGATGCAGTTATCCTTTTTATCCAAATTATCCATTCAAGGGTAAAAATGATAACTTGGATAACTGCATCAAAAACTCATTCTGTGTCAAAGGTTTCCAACTCATCGAAAACGACCACCGACAATAACGACGCCACTGATGAGAGCATTCTTATATAGATGATCCGAATCTATTTAAATGAAAGCAGTGCATTGCTTAGATTCGTGGTCTATCACGAGTACCACGTCAGACATTCCCCAGGCCTGGCAAGTGACAGAAGCAGAAGTGGCACCTGCCAAATTGAGATTGAGGAAAGGAGGTTGAGCGCGGGTATTAATGCCCTGGAACAAGATACCGGCAGACTTTTCCAAATCATAACCGTAGTAAGCACCGGAAGGAAACTTGATAACAGATACTGCGGCAGCATCGGAACCAGCGGGAGCAGCACGAGAAACAGTAGCAGGCAAAACAAGAGCAACATCAGAACCAGAGGGCACAGTAGCACCACCAACAGAGTTATACATTTCACGAGTCACGACAGTTCCGTAAGACTTGGGGATAGAACCACCTAATGAACCAATCAGATATTGGTAACCCTCAGCAGGGCGCTGAGAATCGTTGATTGGGTAGTTAGGGAAGAAGGCACCGCCTATTTGGAGTTGTCTCAAATTCTGTCCGATGTTGACGGCATCATAAGCACCGTTGGGACTAACGTTTCCGGCAGCAATACCAAACTGATGAATAACACTGCGAACACTGCTATTTCTGATTTGGAGCAATACCTGCTGGGCGCCCTGGGAACCAGAGGGAATATTCACAGCACTGTTAGTGTATGTGGTAGATTTGATATACCATTTTCCATCCTGAAGAGTCTGTCTAAGCATTTGCGCCGCAACATCACCAACATCAATGTATTTGAGGTTAAGACGGAACTCAGACAATGTAGGACCAGTTGAGAGAACAATGTTAGTGGTAACAGTGGGAGCATAGGCAACAATGGGAGAAAGAGCAGCAGTCGTCATTATCAACTGCAAGTTATTGACTGAACCAATTGGGAAGAACTTATCGGTGTTGTAACCAATAACAGATAGAAGGGGAATACAGAAAGAAAATCTGTATGTTCCAGTGGCAGCAGTGACAAGTTCAATACCACTTGCTGAGTTGGTATCACAACCCATTGCTATACTCATGCCACCATACCTTTCAGCATAATTGACGGTGTTCTGCAACAAGAAGTTCTGGAGCAGACCATACTGATTGATGGTCTCAATCGGGACGTTGTTAGAATATAATTGCAGAGCATCGAAGAACGAAGCAGCAGAACCAATCAAGTTGCACGCAGCGTTGGTTCCGGAAACAGAAGCAGCAGTTCCAACAGTGTAGGTCAAAGTGAAAGACAAAGTGGTGGCAGTGGTATCCATAAAGACCGAGTCAGACATACCAGAGGGAATGGTGAATGATACGTTCTGGGACGTGAAGGCAGGTTGCGCCACAGTGGTGGCATAAGAAATGGCGCCGACCGGACCAGCAACGGAAGTAATACCATCGGGGGCAACGTTCACACTGTAAGCGCGGGCACTATCAGACATACTGGGAGGCAAATCATATTTGAGGGAAGCAGGGAGACCCATTGTGGAAGCAGGAAACGAGGATTGCATTTATGTTATATTATTTGTTTTGAAAAAAACAAATAATTTTAAAACCTTTGATTTGTAATTGTTCTAAAGTTATTCAGTTGGTTTCTTGGTTCTTCTAAATAATCAACGTCAATCTGAAAACTCATGAACCAATCGACGTTATTAAAATTCAGCGAGTTTCCTAAATCATCTGTGACACGAATAGCAAAATTCGTGATGTTTCGGTCTTCAATCAAAAATCGTGTTTGTGTTTGATTAACATAATTGATGACTGAGTTCTGTCCTGCGTTATTTTGTAGGCACAGGAATACGTCTGACGAACCATCATTCGTATTATAATTTCCAGTCTTGAAGTAGGATGATCGAAAATTAATACGTGGAATCGGCAAGAAATTCACAACATATGGAAACGTAAGCGACAATGCTGTGCTAGTTAAATCACTCGTTCCAAGTCCCATAACAGTATTAATGGTTGATGCTGTTGAGGAAGCATTAATTGTAAAATTTGTTGTTGTATGCGTCATTGTAATACGACTCGTGATTGATGAGTATGTCATCGCATATCCAACTGGCAACTGTGATAGTATCTGTGCTATGAATGTTGTCACATTGTAATTTCCTCGCACTATTACATAGGTTGTTCCATTCAAAACAAATTGGTCGTTTGTATAACGAACAATATACATACTGTTGCAGACTTCAGCGTGAACCACAGACATGTATGCATTTTGTATGTTTGAGTTGTGAAAAGATAAATCAGGAAGTTGCACGCTTACTTCTGATTTGAAAGAACCATTTGTAGCATTTGCTGAAGATATGTTAAACACTCGGGATTTCGTTCGAATCATTTACATTATCCTCAGATATTTCTTCATATGTTATTTTGATTTTCTCATCATCTGCTACATTGAGTGATAAATCAAATGTGCCTTCTATCTGAAATGGTTTATTCACACGGTAAATATCATCAACCACAAAAAAAATATTCTCAGGCAAAATAGGTGTGATAATTCCTGTTGTATCTACTACTTCAAGTGGTCTCATTTCACTCATCTCATTAATGATTTGCTGTTGCTCGTCAAGCGCGCCTTCTATTACTTCATCAGCAAGTTCAGGTTTGTTGTATTTCGCTGCTGCTATAAGCATTGCCATATCTTCAGGAATACCTATCTTTTCAAGACGTTTCAATTCAGTTTTGATTTCGGTGGAAGTCATTTCTATATTTTCTCTAAACATTTCTTTTTGGATTTTTAAACAATGTCGGTGTCAAATAAATCAAAAAAAGAAATCGGTGTTATTTATAGAATGGACCCAGAAGTTGAAACAAGCATTCAAGCATCGAAAAAACCCAAAACTGAAAAGGCACTCGCTGGTTTAGCAGCAGGGCGCGCTCGCTTAGCAGAAATAAATAAAGCAAAGGCAGACGCCAAAGCGCAAATGCTAAAGGAAGCAATTGCAAAAAAAACACAACGCAAGCAAGAACGAGATGCCAAACTATTAAAGGAAATCGATTTAGCAATAGGTGAATTGAGCGAGGACGATGAATATAAAGAACCCCCAGCACCTATTGTTCCCGTCAAAGCAAAACCATCTGTTGCTGTTGTTGCACCACCCGCAAAGGCACCTGCAAAGGCGTCCGCAAAGGCATCTGCGAGGGGACACCCCTCGGCACCCCATTCGAGTATGGGTTCCAAAGGGAACAACAAGTTCCCTTTACCGGAACCCGAGTCGGAAGAAGAAGTAGTGGTTAAAAAACCCAAGAAGAAAGTGATCCGCTACGTGGAAGAATCGAGCAGTGAGGAAGAAGAAATTGTATATGTTAAGCGCGAAAAGAAGGCACCCAAAATAGTGTATCATGAAGTGCCACAACAGCGCCCGCAAATTATGTTTTACTAATGTATACAATGCCTCGAAAGACAACGAAGAAACCTAAACAGAAACAGAAGCAGAAGCAGGTTGTAAAACAGAATGTGAAGGTCAACGTGCAATCAAGCGGTGGTGGTGGTGGAAGTAGTGCCTCCCCTATGCCCGCTCAATTTCATTCAAATCCAAGTGAGAGTATTCGAACAACTAACATTCTGTCACAAATTGCTGAATCATTAAAAGCAAAGGCACCTGTTGTAGCACCAGTTTCCGCGCCAGCATTTTCAAGCACACCCACAAATGATAGCAAAACAGTTGAATCTGTTTTCAACGCCCCAATTAATACAAACAAACCAGTCCAATTAGGTCTTGACAGTGAACGCCCAATTGCTAGAAAGAAGCAAAAACCAAAAATGGAACCACCTGAAAATCCATTTGCTAAAGAATCAGGTGAAGAATCGTATTCATCTGGAAGCGAATATCAAGCACCTTTGAATTTGGGATTTGGAATGCCTTCTACCGCATACACAAAAACTCCATATGGAAAAGTTGTTCCAAAATTTAGCGAGGTCACGTCAACAGGTGAAACATCATCATCATTGCCCTCAATGGCAATGGGTGGTGGTAAACTAGAAGAACCCGTATTTTCTGGATTTAGCGTTTATAACAGATGAGGACTTTAACCACAGCAACTTGTCAGCGCAAAAAATGCTCTATAAATAGTATCAAAAACACAATAGACAGCATTGACAACGCATGCTTTCATTTATAAATAATAAACATATGATTTTATCATTTATATTCTCAAAATGCTTCCGATTTTATTCGAAGTTTCAATTTTTCCACTTGGAAAATATGTAATGATTTTTACATTGTCAAATGGATTTTGTAACAATAAAAAATCTGGTTTATCCATTTCTTTGAATGGGTATTGCTTATTCGCAAATGCTGTTAATATTTGCTTGTATGTTTTATCATTGAATGTTTTATCAAGGCGTTCGCTACGCTTATCTGTATTAGCAAGATCTGGAAATTTTTGTTTCGTCCAAAATTTAATATGATTATTCAAAGCAAATACTCGCTTGTCTTTTGGCACACTCGGATACTGTTTCCAGTGTTCGTCATTTTTAAAAATCATTGAATCAAAGTAAACGCTGCTTCTTACTTTTTCACCGTTTGGCAATTCAAGTATATCCTCACCTACCTTTATAAAATCGGGTTTGTATTCCTTCGTCTTTTTTGCCACATTGATTTTTAATTTCGGCGAAACCTTCTCACTCATAGATGGTTCAGCAATTTCCATCGGTTGTGTTTCTAC